GAACTGGTGCCACTGGTTACACTGGTGCGACGGGTGGTACGGGTGCTACTGGTGGAACTGGTGCTACTGGTGGAATTGGTTTCACTGGTGGAACTGGTGCTACTGGTGGAACTGGTGCTACTGGTGGAACTGGTGCTACTGGATCAACCGGGGCTACGGGTGAAACTGGTGCGACCGGTGGAACTGGTGCGACTGGTGAAACTGGTTCTACCGGAGGAACTGGTGCTACTGGTGAAACCGGTGCTACTGGTGGAACAGGTGCGACCGGTGGAACTGGCGCAACAGGCTACACTGGTGGTACTGGTGCTACGGGTGGAACAGGCTACACTGGTGGTACTGGTGCTACTGGTGGAACTGGTGCGATTGGATCTACTGGTGCTACTGGTTCAACCGGTGCAACAGGCTACACAGGTGCTACAGGTAATACTGGTGTAACTGGTGAAACTGGTTCTACCGGAGGAACTGGTGCTACTGGTGGAACAGGTGTGACTGGTTCTACTGGTGCGACAGGCGCAACTGGTCCTCCCGGTACAATCAACGGTGTCACCGCAATAAGTAATTCTGGTTATACAAATGGTGCGACATTAACGAGTAGTTATTATTTACAATTAAGTGAAGCAACAACTACCTATCCTGGTTTAATCACCACTACGGGTCAAACTTTTGCTGGAGATAAATATTTCAATGGGTCAGTCGGTGTGAGTGGTTTATTACAAATTGGAAATTATTCAACCGCACCAACTACTGGAGTTACCGGAACGTTGTATTATGATACAACAGTTACAGGTGCGACTGGCTTCAAAATATCTGATGGAACAACTTGGCAAAATGTAAAATCTTTCGTAATAGACCATCCAAATGATAATGAAAAATATTTAGTTCATGGTTGTTTAGAAGGTCCAGAAGCAGGTGTTTATTACAGAGGTGAGGGAAAAATAACCAATGATGAAAATGTGGTGATTGAATTACCAGATTATGTAAATAATTTAACAACATTTTTAACAGTTCAACTAACACCCATTTATGACGGTAATCCAAATATAAAACCATTACACGTATCGCGAGTATTAGACAATAAATTTACCGTATATGGTGAAAATGGTGAATTTTTCTGGACAGTCTTTGGCAAACGTCAAGACATTATTGTCGAACCAAAAAAATCAGATGTAAATATTTCTGGAGATGGTCCTTACAAGTGGATAAACAACTGATTTTACAAATTTTACGTGTTGAATCATAATGATAAATAAAATAATTCAAAATGGAAAAGGAAAAAATAAAAATAAATTAATCACAATAATATAAAATATTCACTATAATTAAGATGGCATTTACCAGATTTCATGATGACCCTTGTAGAATTAAAAAACAAATACAACAATCAACCGACCCCGGCAGATGGATATTAAATGTACCCGGTTACGGTGATCGACCACAATATATGGCTGACCCGCATATTAGAATTCAAACATGGGGAGGCAATTTAATGACCAATTCTATTGAGCTCGAAAGTAGTTTAAAAGGAATTAACAAACCACTCAGTAGGGATTGTTTAGGAAAAGATGAATATACCAAATTCAATGTATATTCACAACCTATACAATACCCTAGTAACAAATCCATGTATACTGAAGAATCAAGAACCATCGCACCAGCATGGACTGCCCGTGATTTAGAACAAGTCGATTGGTATTATTTACCTTTGAATCCACAAGAAAATACTTGTTATTCATTTGAAAATAATGTAAGCACACGAATTTTAGAAAAAGATAATTTCGTGGCAAAACTACCGTGTGAAACAAATAATCATTTGTTTCCATTACCTATACAAACCAGTAATGAATCGTCAGGTAAAAAAGGTGAAAAAAAATAATTTTTTTATTCAGAAATAAAAACAAAAAATATAAATAATACAGATAAAAAGGATAAGTATTTTATTGAAAAAATATAATACTTATATATAATAATGGAATTAGCAATACCTATTTTAGCATTAGGCGGATTATACGTTGTATCAAATCAAAAAAATGAAAATAAAACAAATGAAAGAGTATTAAAAAAAGGAAAAAGAGGCGAAGAAACAGAAAATGTGGAACAAGAACAATCCGAACAAATTAAAGAAAATTTTACCAATATGGGCGCCCGGGCAAATTATTTACCAAATGTGGATGAATTACCTCAAAATTATCCAGTTATAAATACGAATCAACTTGCCAATACTGTACAAAATTATGCGAATCCAAATGTTGCCACCGACAAATATTTCGATCAAAATAATTACCAAACTCAACAAAATCGGGGAGTAAAAGTCGGAAATATGATTCAAGAAGTATATTCTTTAACAGGTAAATATGTGGATGCGAATAATTTTAAACACAACAACATGGTTCCTTTTTACGGAGGCAAAATTAAGGGACAAGTGTATGACGTGAATATTGCCGAAACAATTTTAGACAATACTGTTGGTAATGGTTCGCAAATGATTAAGAAGATTGAACAAGCTCCTCTTTTTAAACCTCAGGAAAATATGCAGTGGGCATATGGTGCTCCCAACATGAGTGACTTTTACCAATCACGTGTGAATCCCGGTATGAAGAGTAACAATGTCAAACCTTTTGATAGTGAATACGTCGGTCCTGGTTTAGGAAAAGGTTTTTCAAGCGACGGTAGCGGAGGTTACAATTCAGGTATGGAAGCCCGTAATGCCTGGTTACCAAAATCAGTGGATGAATTAAGAGTCGCAACGAATCCAAAATTAGAATATTCCCTTGATAATCACGAGGGTCCATCTTATTCCACGATCAAAAATGTAGGTATTGAAGGTAAAGTTGAAAAGTATAGACCCGACACCTTTTATATACAAACTCAAGACCGGTGGCTAACTACGACTGGACAAGAAAAAGGACAAATGCTTCAGCCTGTTCAGGAAGTCCATGATACTATGAGAAACGCCACCACCCGATCATACACCGGTGTAGCTGCGCCAGCAGAAAAAAATGGCGGATACATTTCCGGTGAATATGAAGACGCAAAAAGACCAGATCTTGGTTGTACAGATGTGCCTATTTGTGCTGCTGTTGGACGAGGACCACACGACGATCGTGATAATATTATAAAGAATTACACCACCAATGTAAATAATCGTACAGTACAAAGACAACCTGACACAATGCGAAGCGGTTTTGGTAGAACTTTAGGCGCCGTGATTGCGCCGTTGATGGATTTCTTAAAACCAACACGAAAAAATGAGACTCAAGACAATGTAAGAATTTACGGTGACGCAAATGGAAGTGTAAAACAAAATTATGTAATCAATCCAAACGATGTCACCCCAACAACCGTAAAAGAAACCACCTTGTATTCACCCAACTTTTATGTGGGTAATCAAGTGGAAGGTGGTGGTTACATGGTGGCTGATCAACAAGCAATCCAAAATCAGCGCGACTCTACCAATTGTAGTACCGTCGGTAATCCTGGTGGAAATTCATCCAAATGGGGAAGTATGAATTATAATGCGGCATACATACAAACCAACAATACATTGAAGGAGCCACTCACCTATGCGAGAACCAATCACGGAAATACGCAAATATATAATCAAACCATGAATGTAAATGTGGCAAAAATCGATAGTGATCGTTACAATACGCGTATGTATGTTCCAAACAATATGGGATACCGTCCTGTCTTGAAGGAAAACTACGGCGAAATCAGACAACCTCAACAATATGACCAAAGTGTAAATTGCGATCGTATTGCGCCAGATTTACTTGATGCGTTCAGGAAAAATCCATTTACACATAGTTTGACATCAGCGGTATAAATAAGTATATTACGTTAAATAACATATAAATATTTTCACTATTATATTAGTAATAATCAAAATATAAAAATGAAATATGATATTCATCAATCAATCATGGAAAAATTAAAATATTTTCATAAAACGCGTAAAATTCCAAATATTATATTTCACGGTGAATCTGGAAATGGAAAACGTACCATTGTAAACAACTTTATTGATATTATATATAACAATGACAAGGAAAAAATAAAAAATTACGTAATATATGTAAATTGCGCACACGGTAAAGGGATTAAATTTATCCGAGAAGAATTGAAATTTTTTGCTAAAACACACATAAATTCTAACGGCGGTGATAATTTCAAAAGTATTATATTATTAAATGCTGATAAATTAACAATTGATGCTCAATCCGCATTACGACGATGTATTGAATTATTTAATCATACTACACGTTTTTTTATTATTGTAGAAGACAAATACAAATTATTAAAACCCATATTGTCCCGTTTCTGCGAAATATATGTCCCCGAGCCTGTAATTAGTGATAAAAGTGTTAATTTATATCAACATATACTTAATAAAATATTCAATTCGAAAGAACAAAAACATTCAAGAGATGACTGGTTACATAAATATTTAATCAAAAACAGGCAAAGTATGAATCACGAAAAAATAATGAACCATTCTACGAAATTGTATGAAAAAGGATATAGTGGTTTGGATTTAATTGAATATATCAATAAAAAACATGATTTACCTTTGGTGAAAAAATATGAATTACTTTTTACTTTTCATAAAATTCGCAAAGAATTTAGAAATGAAAAATTACTCATCATGTTTATTTTGAATTTTCTTTTTTTGAGTTTAGAATACAATTTAGAAAATATTTCTTTTATGTAATATGGATGATTTTAACGTTTCTAGCTTACATGAATCCAAAAATGAATGGGGATCACGTTTGCTCACTATTTTAACGCCTCATATTGTAGATGGTTTAAAATCTATTTTTGACGAGGCAATCAAATTGTGTAAAGACAATAACGAAATGGACAAATATTTAATGACATTCCAAAATTTCATTACTCGTATACCAAAATGGAATTCCGCAATTATTGAAAGCGAGCGTTTACGAATTGTTGAAAAAAGTGGTTGTAATTATTTAGAAGATTTAGTTACTTGTGTTCATATTATTCAATTAAAATTATTAACTGCTATCAGAGCTGGTCAAAAACAACGAAAAATCGATATCAGTATTCCAAAATTGGATGATTTTATACACAAGGTCTACATTAATGTTGCCAGAAAAATATACAAAAATGTTTATTTATTTGAAATCAACATCCCACCTTTACAAGTACAGAAACATTTTAGAGAAACGGAAATTATAATTCAAGAATGTATTTTAAACACAGTGAGAGAAAGTATACCTGTGGAAAGTATTTTACAGGCTTACATGGGCGAGACAATTGAAGAAGATGTAGTGGAAGAAATTAAGGAACAAGTTGTCGAAAAACCCGCGGAGGCAAAAGGCGAAACCCAGATTATTAAGGAAACTAGTGATGATGCTAAAAAGGCTGAACAAAGCGGTGGATCAACTGTTCCTGATTCACTTGAAAGTGAGTTGCCATTACCAAAAACATTGGAAGTTATGACAGAAACTGAAAAATCATCAAGATTGTCATTTAATGACATTGATTATGCGAGAGATGAACATAACAATGAAATCACCGTAGATGCGCCAAAGGATATCAGTCGTTTAGAAGAGATTAGTGAGATGCGAAACGAACAGCGTAAATTGGAAACCGAACAGGACGATGATGTAGACAATCCGCGATTAAAAATTGCGGATGAAGATGTGAAATTAGACTATTTAGATATTCACAATATTGATACCCCGAATGAAATGAGTTTAATGCCTGATTTATTAATTGATGATATTGAGATTTTGGCATAATTGCGTAAAATAATAAATAACTTTGTTCTATATTATTTTATATCCATGGCGAGTGTTTTTGTAATTTCTGCCGTAATTTCAATTATATATTTTATTATTCGATTTGTTGAAATGCGATTTGTTGAAAAAGAAAATAAACCCTTGAAATTTTTAGTGAGAGACTCGCTGCTTGTTTATTTTAGTGTCGTTTGCGGAACTTTCATCATAGATCAGTTGAAACCAGTGATACAAGATGGTGGCGATAAAATAGCACCCGCGGTTTTCACCGATAATCCTGGTTTCTAACGCCCAGTCCATATTTTTACATAAGGTACCATTATTTTTTTTTCGTTTTCCAGTTTTTTCTTATAATTATGAAATGTGTATCCCCAATGGTATTCACCGTTTGTATACTTTAATATATCTCCAAACAGTGAAGGGACCTTTTTCAATCTTGAATTTTCCATTGAAATGATTAAACCAAGTATTCGCTCAAGACAACATCGATCTTTCCGACATCTCACCACTTTTAACATGTTAAATATATTATATTTTTTTTGTATATAATCCAAAAAACTGTGGTTTATATATGTTTGAACTCCAAAACACCCATTCCATTTACAAGTTCCATCAACAAAACTCATATTCAAATATTTATTTTCCTTTACATTTTTGAATTCTTCATGAAACTTGTTACTATAATTTAAATATTTTGATATTTGGACAAGTCTATCATAGTTTTCATCGCGAGAATTTTTAAAATGCCATAATGGTAATACTGGTACTCCTCTAAATAAATCAAAATTGATTCTTTTATGTATAAAAACACTATCATGTAAAATAATAGCATTATCAAAAAATCGGTGTTGATGGAAATAATAATACGGCAATAATTCACCTCGTTGTGGAAATTCCGATTGAATATATTCTACATTTTGGTATTCATAAAAAGCCTTTACAAATTCTTCTTTACTGTTATCATCTATCACGACAATTTTTTTCAAAGGATACAACATGCGAATACACTGTATAGATTCATTCCAATAATGATTCGTCAATTCGGAATTCACATGTCTTAATATGATGAAACCAAAAGTCATTGCTATATTTATTATTATATAGTTATAAAAAAATCATATAATAATGTTAAATTAGTTAGTTTTGTTTAATTTATTTATTTCATTTTGTTTTTCATTTTGTTAGAGAAAGAGAGAAACAGGGCTATATAAAAACCGGCATGGCATCAATATCCATGATATTTTCATTGTTTGGTACCGTGGCGACAAGATATTTTTTAAATTCTTTTCGCTCTAATTGATAATATGGCACATGATGATGAACATTTCGCGCAATCATTTTGTATAATTTAAAATCTGGATATCTCTCTTGACCATTGTTTTTATACAAAATATTGATACCATTATCATCCAAACACCAATCTACAATCAGTTGAACTAATGGTGAGCATTTTTCTAAATTTGATATCTCATCCATGTCATCAATCAAATAATCCCATATAGAACACGCTAGACGGCACAAGTCAAAACTGGAATTCGGATCTAAACGAGGTTTTTTATCGTTAAAATACGGTTCCACATTATATTGCGTTGCCGCATCCTCGCCATTTTTAAAACAATCGCTACAAAATTGTTTGCCACTGAATTTATAAATACCTCTGCCGAAATCAATGATTTTGTATATTCTGCCATATGTAGGCACTTTGTAATACTTGTTGTTGAACTTGTAATACAAGAATTTTTTGTCCGTCTTGTTATACATGATATTATTCGTGTGTAAATCGTTATGAGTAAATAAAAACACCTTTTGATAGGTTACCAAAGTCATGATGATTTGCATGAATGCGGAAAACCATTCTTTTTCCTCCAATTCTTCATTCGCAATCAAATTATCAAACGTGTTTTCGCAATTTTCCATACAAATAATTTGAACTGGAAATTTTTCAAGAGTTACATCAACTCGCTCATCATCGTCGTAATCTGATTCATCGCTATATTCTTCCGAGTCCTCACTATACCCCGATGTGGATGTTTTTTTACCTGAATTGAATGACCCGTTTGATCCAGATTTTGCGACGGTTTCTTCAAAATCCTCATCATTATTTTCGGTATCTTCAGAAGTATAAGAAGTCCTAGAAGAACAAGAAGAACACGATAATACAGATTTAATTGTTTCACTTTTGTTGTTTCCATCATCATCCGTCAAATGGGACAAATCAATAGAAAACTCTTTTAATGTATCTAGTGAAATATGTTGATCGTTGATTTCTTGACCCTCCTCCGAAATATCTATATCATCGGTAAAAACATTTTCAAACAATTCATTGTTAATTGATTTTGCTGATATATTTAGAGGTTTGCTGTCGGCGTCTTCCTGGATTTTGATTGGTTTCAACTTTTTAGAGTCGGACAAGTCTTTTAAACGGTTGTTTTCATCATGTACTTTGAATAAAATATTTTTGTTTTTATTAAAAAAATCCGACCTATTGACAAAATCAAGATCATCTATAATATTAAATTTAAAATCTTTTTTGATTGCTAAAAAGGAGCCATAAAATTCAATACCATGTACAAAATGATGATTATAATTCAACAGACTTGAACAATATGAAAATAATCCATCTACATAGGCAGTGTTGTTTTGATCCAATATTTTTTCATTGACATCACTTACGGTTGAATTGTATTTAGGCAAGCTATAAAGGGCTTGGTCTGCGAAATCATATTTTCCAACAATTAATTTAAATGGATCTATTAAGGGTGCCATTTTGAAAAACAAATTTTTACTTTTGGTCTTGTCTTTTTGGGAATGTTTGATTTCACACTTGTACAAATTGTAGTCGGTTTGTTTTTCGACTTTGCTAATATACCATTCATGGTTCAAATTAATGGAATTATAATTGGTTTCATTTAAATCAAAAAATTTATTATAAATCGGAACATAATTTTGTACTTCAGAGAGATTGGTTAGTTGTTCGTTTTGAAAACTTTTAAATAATTCACCGTTTTTTCTCTTTTCATAATGAATCTTTAACGATTTATTTATAGTGCTCATTAATAATTATACTTAATAACTATTTTTTTTTAAATCAAACTCATTAAAAATAGTTTATTTAGTAATCATTCCTATTTTAGTCGTTTTAGTGATTTCTCTCTTTACATCCAATTTAAAATATCATTTTCGTAAATAATTTTTATTAATTTTTCTTAATTAGTATAATATGAATCTTGAATTAAGAAAATTTGATATGAAAACCATTAGTTTCAAACCTAATGAATCTAAAGGTCCCGTCGTTGTATTGATTGGTCGAAGAGACACCGGTAAAAGTTTTTTAGTGCGGGATTTACTCTTTTATCACCAAGACATACCTATTGGCGTCGTCATTGCCGGGACTGAAGAAGGTAACGGTTTTTACGGAAAATTAGTGCCAAAACTTTTTATACACAACGAATACAACACAGCAATCATTGAAAACATTTTAAAACGACAAAAATCCGTCTTGAAACAAATCAAAAAAGAAATGGAAACATTTAAGCGAACTACCATTGATCCACGTGCATTTGTTATTTTAGATGATTGTTTATACGATGGCACCTGGGCGCGCGACAAGATGATGAAATTGTTGTTCATGAATGGGAGACATTGGAAGATAATGTTGATCATTACTATGCAGTATCCATTAGGAATACCTCCAACTCTCCGCACCAATATCGACTATGTTTTCATCTTGCGAGAACCATATATCGCAAACCGTAAAAGAATCTACGAAAACTACGCGGGTATGTTTCCAACTTTTGAATCCTTTTGTCAAGTCATGGATCAATGTACGGAAAATTACGAGTGCTTGGTGATAAATAATAATGCCAAGTCCAACAAATTGTTTGATCAAGTCATGTGGTACAAGGCGGATAATCATAACGATTTTAAATTAGGCAGCAAGGAATTCTGGGATTTATCGAAAAATATCCCTTCGGATGACGAGGACGAGAAATATGACCCCAATAATGTCAAAAAACGCGGTCAAGGTCCGAAAATAAATGTCAAAAAGACGAAATGGTGATAAACTTGCTTTTGTTATTGGCAAAGCAAGTTTTGCTTTTAATAAAGAAAAGCAATGATTACTCACCTT